AGAGACGTAACTGCAGGATCTATTGGCGGCACACCTACAGTCTTTGCAGATAACGGCACAGGTATAGATTACTTTGATGCATCATGGATATTAAATGACACACTTATATTTAACAAAGCCACTATTACTAGGTCAGGTGGCACAGCACAGGTAGCCCTGAATCAAGACAGCATAGATAAATACTTTTTACACAGTTACTTTTTAGACAACCTACTTATGGAAACCGATGCTGTAGCCCTAGATTATGCACAGGCTTATGTGGCTAGTAGAGCTGAAACCAGCATTCGAGTAGATGCCGTAGTGCTTGACTTATACACCCCTGATTACAATACAGGCATAATTGCAGCTCTAGACTTGGACTTCTTTGATCCTATAAAAGTAATTACTACACAGCCGGGCGGATCCCTTTTAGAAAAAACACTACAGATTTTTGGCGTAAAAATGAATATATCGCCAAATAGTTGGAAAACCACGTTCACTACATTAGAGCCTATATTAGATGCCCTTGTCCTAAATGACACGATTTATGGCACTTTAGACTATAATGTCCTAAGTTACTAAGGGGTATCATGGCAAAACAGACGTTTACGACTGGGCAGGTATTAACAGCTGCACAGATGACTTCACTGCAACAGACAGCGATGTTAGGTGGTGCTGCTTCTGCCAAGACTGCAAGTTACACATTAGTTGCTGCCGATGCTGGTACAGCTATATCTATGTCTAGTGCAAGTGCAACAACAATAACTGTAAACACTGCTTTATTTGCAGCAGGCGACACAGTACAGATAACTAATTTAGGTGCTGGAGTCTGCACAATTACAGCAGGAACAGCCACAGTTAATACATCAGCATCTTTAGCATTAGCACAATATGAAAGTGGTACATTAAATTTTACGAGCACATCTGCTGCAATATTTATTAAAGGTGCGGGTGCGGCGGCTGCAAGCGGCGGTATGACTTTAATTAGTACTACAACTTTATCTGGTGCATCAACTACTATAAGTTCCATTCCATCAACTTATGTTCATTTACAATTAGTAATCAGAGATTGGTTGCCAAGTGTTGACGATGGTTACATGCAAATTAGGTACAACAATGATTCAAGTAATAATTATAGAAATTTAACTTCTAATACCTTAGATAATAATGCTCTATCTTTTAACGAAAGTTGGTTGCCTTGCAATACAGACAATGACAATAGCGTTGCTGAAGGCATTTCTATATTTAACATATATGATTATGCAAATACAACAACTTGGAAACTTGCTAGCATGAATGCAATTTCCGTAAATGCAACAACTACTACACAATTGAATGCAAGATTTAGACCAATATTGGCTTACAATCAAACTGCTGCTATTAGTAGATTAGATTTTTTTACAGGTGGAACTTTTACATCAGGCACAGTTTTACTTTATGGGGTGAAATAATATGGCAAAATCAACTAGACCAACAATCAGAATTCACAATATAGAAACTGATGAAATAATCGATCGTGAAATGACTAACGATGAGTTTGCTCAATATGAAATTGATCAAGCAAAATTGGCAGCACAAAAAATTGAAGCTGAAACTAAAATTGCCGAAAAGCAAGCATTACTTGATCGTTTAGGTTTAACTGCCGATGAAGCAAAATTGTTACTTGGCTAATGAAGGCTTGGTTATCTAAAGCTGCTGTTCAGTTAAGAGAGCAAACTGATGACTGCTTCCCTGATCGCAAGCGTGCCAGCGATGGGTGGATTGGTGATGCTCGCCATTCAGCCAGAATCAGTCAGCATAACCCGAATGAACAGGGTGAAGTATGCGCCATCGATATTGACGCTCGCCTTTCTGACCAAGAAGGAATTAGTTTCGATTTGGCAGATCAGATTCGACTCACAGCAAAAAAAGATAAGCGTATTCTGTATGTAATCCATGCTGGCAAAATTGCTAGTGCTAAATCATTTTGGAAGTTTATCAAGTATCGTGGGATTAATCCCCATCACCGACATATTCATATTTCATTCAAACCAAATCAAACAGGCGAGTTCTTTAATATCCCACTACTAGGAGGCAAATAATGAAACTAACCAACAAACATAAGGCAGCAATCAAGTCATATTTAAGAGCTGTTGCAGCTAGTGGTATCACAGTCTTATTGGCAATCGTTGCTGATATCAGACCAGAACTTGCAATCCTTGCTGGTGCGTTAATAGCACCTCTTGCAAAAGCAATTGATCCAAGTTCAGGTAAAGAAGCTGATTATGGCGTTAATGCTAAATGACAGTCGAATCTTGGGTCGCTATCGTCGTTGGCGTATGCGCCGTATCAACCAGTTTATTAGTGGGTCTGCGCTTTCTTATTAAATCGTACTTATCTGAACTTAAACCCAATTCTGGCAGCTCGATCAAAGACCAGATTTCAAGATTAGAAACTCAAAGTTTGCAATTGCAACAGCGTGTTGATGATCTGTTTGTCTTAATCAGTAAGCGATAATTTATTTTATGGCGAACACACGAAAACCTATCAAACGCAAAAAGATCAATCGTCGCGTAGTTCGCCACTCTCCTGAACCATTATCAAAAATGGATCAACATTACTTGGCTTTACATTCTTGCTACACAGCTGCAAGGAAAGCAGGATTTTCGCCTGAGCACGCATTTTGGCTTATGACGGAAGTAAAAACATTTCCGAATTGGGTCGTAGGTGATGGTGGGATTATTCCTTCCATAGATCCAACTGATGATGAGGATGACGATTAAGGCTAACCGTAAGTATCTTGTAACGCCTGACCTGCAAATTCCACTACACCATCCAAAAGCGGTGTCTAACCTAATTAAAATGGCAAGGCGTGAGAAGTTTGATTTTGTATTAAATGTTGGTGATGAAATGGATCTTGGCAGTCAATCGCGTTGGGCAAAAAACACCAAGTTAGAGTTTGCAGAAACGCTTGATGAAGAAAGAAAACTCGGTCAAGAAATTCTTTACGATTTAGGCACGACAGATATAGTCAGATCAAATCATACGGATCGCATTTATCAAACATTGCTTAAAGGTGCGCCATCACTTATTGGATTGCCAGAATTAGATTATGCCAAGTTTATGGATTTTGCTGGATTGGGTATTCGGTTTCATAAGAGAGCTTACGAGTTTGAAAAGGGTTGGCACTTGGCTCATGGCGATGAGGGCAACATGTCTAAGCACGCAGGTATAACAGGGCTTAATTTAGCCAAGAAATGGCATTCTAGCGTGGTTTGTGGGCACTCGCATAGGCAGGGTGCAGTTAGGCATCAAACTGGCTTAAACGGGCGTTATTCAACGATTTGGGGCATAGAGGCAGGACACCTCATGGATATGCGTAAAGCCTCTTATCTTAAATACAATTCAGCCGACTGGAACATGGGCTTTACCGTGTTGAGTTTTGGCAATAAAGGACATCAAGTAGAGCTGATTCCAGTAAATCATGATGGCAGTTTTACATACAATCGAAGGACTTATGGGGCTTGAAACCGACTATCGGGATCGTTCGATTGATGATCATATCGATGAATTTGAGAATATTGGCGTTATCTAATCGTTATAGAACACGCCGAAAGTAATTAAACAAAGGTCATTGCTTTAAGTCATACTTTATGTATTCACAACCGTTGTGGATATGTAAGGGAGCGACATGATAGAAACATCAGCAGCTTGGATAGTGCTTTATTGCATTCTGGGTTATTTCATCGGTTGGGGCATTTACTCAACAATTAAAGATAACGCATTCCAATCAGGATATTGGAAGGGTCGTAAAGATGGTTACGACATGCACCGCAGGATCACAGATGCCAAGCGAGATCAAGTATTTGATTATGACAAAAACTGAAACCCTGTTGAATGAAGTCATTGCTACGATGCAACAGCGCGGAGGTGTCTATGGACATCCAGCAATTAATCACAAACGAATTGCGGATTTATGGTCTGCATATCTTGACTACCCAATCACACCGCACCAAGCTGCACTATGCATGGCACTCGTCAAGGTTTCTAGGCTTACTGAAACTCCAGATCATTACGACAGTATCAAAGACTTCATTGCCTATGGTGCTATCTATAAAACTGTGCTCGATGCAGTCCAAGACGCTGAATTCGGTTGGGAGGATAAGTAATGTTTAATCTACAGGATTATGAAACCGTTGAAACAAGATTGGAGAAATGGCATGGACAATACCCAGATTCCAGAGTGGAAACAGAACTTATCGAGGCATCAAACACTCGATTCATTGTATTTTGCAAATTATTCAAAACGGAAGCAGATGCCAAGCCGTGCGCCACTGGTCTCGCTTTTGAAACAATTACAGAGAAGGGTGTTAATAGCACTTCTGCATTGGAAAATTGTGAGACTTCAGCGATCGGTCGTGCACTCGCAAATGCTGGTTTCGCAGCTAAAGGTAAACGCGCTTCAAGAGAAGAAATGGCTAAGGTAAACAATCAGCCAAATCAATACGAGAAAAAACTTGCAGAACGCAGATACTCACCACCGGCAACAAGATCAGCAGCTGTGGAAGATGCTCTTAGAGCAAGTTTTGCAGTTGAAAATAAAGAAGCTGATCCGCAGCAATGGACAGTTAGCGAAGTTGTAGATTCAATTGGATCATCAACACCTAATGAACCACCTGCTTGCGAGCATGGTCATATTCTTAAAGAAGGTATCTCTAAAGGAGGTAAGCCATATTATGGTTATGTATGCAAAGCAAAGCAATGCGATCCTAAATGGGCAAAACTTACAGCTAATGGTAAATGGTATTTTGAAGGAGGTGAATAAATGGGTGAAATGATAATGATTGATGGCTCTGGTTTAACTGCTACTTTTACAGATAACGGAGTTAAGGTAGAACCATCAACAATTTATTGTGATACATGCAACGATGACAGATTACTTCATGAGGGCGATCTGCTTCGATGCTATTCCTGTCATTCAATCAATCGAATTCCATAATGCCGAATTACGAATTCATGTGTGTCAATGAGGGAACGACGATTATAGTCGATCTTCCAATGGATCATAAAATCCCTCATTGTCAACTATGTGGTAAACAATTAAGGCGTGTCTATTGTGCTGTTCCAGCAATCTTCAAGGGAACAGGATGGGCTGGCAAAAAATGAAGTTTAGATGCAACTTCTGTTCAGCCAATTCAGAGTTTATCTGGATGGATGGTTATGCCACAGCCAATGGCTTTAGGGTTTACCAGTGCTTAAAGTGTTGCGCCATTGGAACGAAGAATTTAGCTGAAGCCACCGACACGCAAGAACCAGTTAAGCGATGTGACCAATGTGGCTCATGGCAATTTGTAGATATTCCATGTCACACCTGTCAATTAGTTAGGGAAAAACAATGAAAGATTCAGATGAACAATATACGCCTAAATGGATATTTGATGCTCTAAATGTAGAGTTTGATTTAGATGTTTGTGCGCCAGAAGGTGGAGTTGATTACATTCCAGCCAAGAAACACTATTCCGTAGCTGATGATAGCCTTTTGCAAAACTGGGATGGATTTGTGTGGATGAACCCACCATTTAGCGAGGGCAAGATCTGGCATCACAAATTCTTGCAGCATGGTAATGGTATATGTCTTGCACCTATGTCCAAATCACAATGGTTTTACGATGTCTGGAATAATCCTGATTTAAGCATTGTAATGCCAACGCCTGTATTCAAGTTTCAAAAACCTAATGGCAAACCTAACAGCATCTTTATGCCTGTGATTTTGTATGCAGTTGGTATGCAAGGTCGAATGGCACTCGCCAAAAGTAATATCAGTAAGATCAGATGACTTGCCGTCTGACCTGCGGTTATGTTAATAGATTTGGAGGCATATGATACGCTCTAGTTCGCATTCGCCAACAAGGCGAAAAGGCGAGCCCCGTAGGGGATGGCTCGCAAGGTGCACGCTAGTCGTGACCGCTGTATTTGTAGCACAAATGTTAAGCCTTGAAAGAGCTGATTCCCTTGCTCAAGATAGAACTAATCATTACAGACAATGGGCTTTCATACAGTTAAACGATATAGATCAGTTTTATTGTTTAGATGAGTTGAACTTTAAAGAATCAAGATGGAATCCTAAAGCCAAGAACGGTAGTCATTACGGCATACCTCAAGGCAGATCAAAATACTTATCAAGAGTAGATGGATACAAACAGATTGATTGGCAATTAAAATACATTGAGAAGCGATACGATAATCCATGTAATGCTTTGAAGCATCATAAGATTAAGGGATGGTATTGAGTAAATCAGCTCTAAGATCTACTGGTTCAACCAGACAATGGACAAAGATCAGACAGAGGATCTTGCGTAGAGATCAGTTTATTTGTTTCTATTGCGGTCAAGAGGCAACAACTGTTGATCATGTAATTCCTAGACGATTAAATGGAAACGATTCTGATGACAACCTTGTAGCTGCATGTCGAAGATGTAATTTAGCGAAGGGCGGGCGTTTTTTTGTTAGCCGAAGGACACCACCGACCCCCCGTTCCTTTTCTAACCCACAAAACACCTCGATCAGCCACGATCAGACTGGATCAGATTGATTAACCTCGAAACGGGCGAGATAGGCGTAGATCAGGCGTATTCGGAATTAGGGGGTGTGCAAACACCGCGTATTCAATCAAAACTAAATGATTTGCCTTCAAAAGGTCAAGAGATGATTGATTTTGCAACCGAACTCGGGATCAATCTTATGGAATGGCAAAAATTCGTGTGCATTCATGGTCACAAAGTCAGAGCCGACGGTAGATGGGCTCATTCTGAACTTGGTTTGATTATGGCACGCCAGCAAGGCAAGTCCACTTTGATGATGCTCAGGATTTTAACAGGCATGTTTGTGTGGGGTGAAGGCTTACAACTTGCATCAGCTCACAGACTTACAACCTCACTCGAGACATTTAGACAGATCGTTGGTTTGATTGAAACAAATCCAAAGTTGGAAAAAGAAGTAAAGAAGATCCGGTGGCAACATGGCGCGGAGGAAATTGAATTATTTGGTAACAGGCGATTTGTTGTAAAGGCTGCAAACAATGCAGCTAGAGGATTAAGCAAACCTGAAACAATTCACCTGGACGAATTGAGAGAATACAAAGATGAAGACGCTTGGTCATCAATGCGCTACTCAATGATGGCTGCTAAAAATCCGCAAGTATGGATTTATTCCTCAGCTGGTGATCAACATTCCGTAATCTTAAACAAATTGCGTGAGAGGGCGTTGGCTTCAGCTACAACCAACGATCCGATAGGTTGGTTTGAGTGGAGTGCTGAACCTGATGCTCCTATCTTGCTTCCGTCAGGCGAGATGAACTGGAGTGCATTCGCTCAAGCCAACCCATCACTAGGAATAACAATCCATCCTGATAACTTAAAAGCAGTTATTAACGATCCTCCAGATATTGTAAGAACTGAAGTATTGGCTCAATGGGTAGATACTATTAATTCAGCAATAGATGCGCAAAAGTGGGCAATGTGCCAGATAGATGCAATTCCGCTAGATCCTGAACAACCTACTTGGCTTGGTTTAGATTTAAGTCCAGATCGTAAATTTGGTGCATTAGTAGCTGCTCAAAGATTATCGGGTGAAAGATTTTACATTCAATTGCTTCACACTTGGTCAAACGATTACAGCTTAAACGATTTAGCAGTCGCAAACGACATTGCGCCTTATGTTAGAAAATACAACACGCAAACTGTGGCTTACAGCAAAAGGACAAGTCAGGCAGTTGCAAGTCGCTTATCCTCTGCCGGAATTCAAGTAACCGATATGGATGGAGCAATATACGCAGAAAGTTGTGATCGATGGCTTGGAGCAATTAACTCACACAGGTTGCAGCATTCTGGGCAAGAGGAATTAACTCAACAAACTTTATCAGCTGCTAAATTGCCATTTGGCGATGGATCTTGGATTATTGGAAGGAGGGCTAGTAGGGTCGCTGTATGCGCAAGTGTGGCATCAGCATTAGTTACATATTTTGCGACACAACCCGAAACGGAAACAGACATACAAATCGCTTAAATTTGACTTTATGGTATATTATACACTAATGGGATTATTTGATAGATTTCTAACAAATCAGACACCAACAGTTCAAATGGATGTCGCTGCTGCCAACACTCCTTACAATTTGCAATCAGCTGTTGGCGGATTATTTTATGGAGCACAAACTGCAACGCGTGAACAAGCAATGTCAGTTCCATCAGTTGCAAGAGCAAGAAACATTATTTGTTCAACAATTGGATCGCTACCTTTAGAAACATATAATCATTTTACAAAAGAACATTTAGATCCACCAAGAGTAATTATGCAACCAGATCCAAGAATTGCAGGATCAGCAATTTATGCATGGATCGCTGAGGATTTGTTATTTCATGGTGTTGCTTATGGTCAAGTCTTAGATAGTTATGCTGCATCAGATAACAGTCGAGTTCGTGCATGGACAAGAGTTGCACCTGATCGAGTTACTTACAATCTAAATGCAAATCAAACTGAAATTACTTCATACATGGTTGATGGAATGCATGTTCCAGCATCAGGCATTGGATCTTTAATTGTATTTAGTGGATTAGATGAAGGTGTATTGAATCGCGCAGGTCGCACAATTAGAGCTGCTCAAGAATTAGAAAAGGCTGCTGAATTATACGCCAAAGAACCAGTTCCTACAATGGTGTTAAAATCAAATGGAACAAATCTTGCACCAGAGCGAATTACAAAACTTCTTGAAAGTTGGAAAATTGCTAGAAACACAAGAGCAACTGCATTCTTAAATGCTGATGTTGAATTAACTGCATTAGGCTTCGATCCACAAAAATTACAACTAAATGAAGCACGCCAATACCTTGCAACAGAAATTGCAAGAGCAGTTGGCATTCCGGCATCATTTTTATCTGCTGAAACAACAAGCATGACATATAGCACAACTATCATGGAGCGCAAAGCCCTTATTGATTTCAGTTTGAGAAATATCATAACACCAATTGAGCAAAGATTATCCGCTGCGGATTTTGTGCCAAACGGCGTAGAAGTTCGCGTAGATATTGACGATTTCTTGAGAGGTTCAGCATTAGAGCGTGCTCAAGTTTATGAAATCCTAAACCGCATCGGTGCAATGAGCATCGAACAAATCCAAGAGGAGGAGGACTTAATCCGATGAAGATTAACTTCCCAATAACAATAACTGCTGCCGATACAAATAAGAGAACTATCTCTGGAACTATCGTTAGTTGGAACGAAGCAGGAAATACATCAGCAGGAAAGACTGTATTTGCTAAAGACAGCATTGATTTTTCAAAGCCTGTTAAATTGCTATTAGAGCACGACAAAACACGCCCACTTGGCAAGTTAATTGACATCACCGCAAACGATCAAGGCTTAGAAGGAACATTCAAGTTAGCGAAAACTTTTGCAGCTGATGATGCTCTTGAGGAAGCAGCCACAGGATTACGAGATGGATTTTCTGTTGGTGTAATGGTTGATGCATGGGATAACAAAGATGGCGCAATGGTTATCTCAAAAAGTTCTTTACAAGAAGTCAGTTTGGTGTCTGATCCCGCAATTGCCTCAGCAAAAGTTGAAAGCGTAGTTGCAACAAATACACCAGAGAATTCCGAAGCAACCGCTGAGGATACAACAACACAGGAGGACAAAGTGTCTGATATAACTTCAGATGCTCCTATCGCAACCGAAGCGGTAGAAGCTGCAAAGTCTGAGCCTGTGGCAGTAGTAGCAGCGCAGTCAGTTGCTTACACAAAGCCACGCTCACCAATCAATTCAAAAGCAACTTACTTGGAGCACTCAGTTCGTGCTGCATTAGGTTCAGAGGAAAGCCGTCAGTATGTAATGGCTGCCGACACAACCAGCAACAACTCTGGTTTAATTCCAACTCCACAATCAACTCAAATCATTAATGGCATTTCAAATGCTGATCGTGGTTTAATTGACGCATTATCACGCGGAGTTCTACCAGCATCAGGAATGACATTTGAAATTCCTAAAATCACAACTGCTCCAACAGTAACACTTGAGGCAGAGGCAGCAGCAATCGATACAACCGATCAAGCAGCTTCATTCGTTTCAGTTGATGTTAAAAAATTTGCTGGCGGACAAACATTCTCAGTTGAACTTCTAGATCGTTCATCACCAGCATTCTTTGATGAGTTAGTTCGTCAAATGGAATATGCTTATGCAAAAACAACTGATGCTTATGCAGCTTCAGTTCTTGGATCATCTTGCGCATTAGCAACTGCAACTCAGGACAACACAGCAGCAGGATTGCTAGGTTTCACCTCAGCAGCAGCAGCAACCGTTTATTCTGGCTCACTTGGATTTGCTCGTAACTTAATTGTTAACAGCACACAATGGGGCAACATCATGGGCTACAACGACAGCGGTCGCCCAATTTACAATGCAGCACAACCACAAAACGCTGGTGGAGTAGTTTCTGCTCAATCACTTCGTGGAAATGTTGCTGGCTTGGATCTATATGTTTCTCGCTCACTTGATGGATACACAACTGGTGATCAGTCAATGATCGTAGTAAATCCAGATGCATTCACTTGGTATGAGAGCCCACGCTTACAACTTCGTTCCGATATCACGGCGACTGGACAGGTTTCTGTTGCCTATTATGGTTACGGCGCACTTGCAGTTAAAATTGCTGGTGGCGCAGTTTGGTTTAACAAGAACTAAGTAAGCCCTTAATGCCTACTGGTGCTCCCGCTGGTAGGCAGCTAATAATGGGAGACTTAAAGGAGATGACATGCCAACCATAATTACCGCAAGCGAATTGCGCTCTGTGCTTGGTGTGTCATCTTCCTTGTATTCAGACGCTTACCTAAATCAAATTATTGATACCGCAGAAACAGTTATTCTGCCAATGCTTGTAACATTTAAAGCACCAATTCAAGCAACCTCATTGTCAGACAATGTTGCTACATTTACTACACTAGGAATTCATGAATTCACCGAAGGACAAACAGTTGTCATCACAGGATGCGGATCACCGTACAACGGAACAAGAGTTGTGCTGGCAGATAATCTTGGACAATATACCTTTTCGCAATCGATCACTAATGCCGACATACTCGAGGCTAATGTCATCCCATCCGGAGTTGCTGCCCTTTCTGGCGGATCAACTTATGTTGGAAACGCAGCTGTTCAATCAGCTGTCTATACAGTTTCAGTCGAAGTCTTCCAAGCCCGACTTGCTGGCGGAGGACAAATCGAAGGAGTAGATTTTACTTCAACACCTTTTAGAATGGGTCGATCATTATTTAACAAATGCGTTGGATTACTTGGCTCATACATTGACACAGATAGCATGGCTCAATAAATGCCTAATGAAACAATTCTTCAACAGATCCGCACACCTTTAGCAACTGCCTTATCTAGCGTTGCAGGAAATGTTTATTCATTCGTTCCTGAAACTGTTATCCCACCAGCTGTGGTTGTTGTTCCAGATAGCCCATATTTAGAATTTGAAACAATTAGCAAATCAAACATTCGCGCAAAAATTAACTTTACAATTTCAGTTGCTGTTGCATATAACAGTAATCCAGCATCACTCGATAATATCGAGCAATTAGTCATAAGTGTTCTGGCAGTAATTCCAGTTGGATATATTGTCAGCTCGGTTGAAAGACCGACAGTTACCCAAGTTGGTGCATCAACGCTGCTTATCGCAGATGTTCGAGTATCTACCTACTACACGCAAACAATATAAGGAGAAATCATGGCAACAGTCGTAATTACCGGTCGTGATGTTGGTTTATCTTTCACAGGTGGAACAGATATTCAAGCACAGGCGACCAATGCAGTTTTAACAAAGGTCAATGAGCGTCAGGTCTATCAGACAATGGATGGCGAGGCTTACAAGACCACAAACATTTCAGGAACATTCCAATTGGATATGTTGGCTGACTGGGGCAAGGCTAACTCAGTATGTGAGGCTTTATGGACTGCCGCTGAAACTGCACCAGATACAGATATCAGCATGACATTAACAGCTGCATCAGGAGCACAATTTGTGTTTCCAGTAAAACCAGAGTTTCCAACAGCTGGTGGATCAGGTGTTGATGCTCAAACTGTTTCCTTTACTTTCACAGTATCAAAGGGCGCAGTAACAGAAACATTTAGTTAAAATCTAGCAACGGGAGCAAACAATGAAGTTACCAATTACAATTGAATATAACTCAGGCGAGCAAGCAACTTATGTAGCCCAACCGCCTGAGTGGGCTAAGTGGGAAAAATCAACTGGTCACACCATAAGCCAAGCAAAAGAAAAACTTGGAATGTGGGATTTGATGTTTTTAGCATACAACGCACATAAGCGCGAAGCTGCTGGAAAACCAGTTAAACCATTTGAGGCTTGGATGGAAACAGTATCCGATGTAATAGTCGGTGATGCAGACCCAAAAGTCACCCAGCAGGAAGCCTAAGTAGATTATTGGTTGAGTTGGCAATAGCCACAAAGATACCAATGAGTGAATGGGTTGAAGCAGAGGATATTTTAACAGCTATCGAAGTATTGGAGGCGAGGTATGGCAAGTGAAACCATTGCTTACAGTCGCAATGACATACGCGATATTCTCAAGGCTTTCAAAGTTATGGATGATCAAGCGACTGAAGAGGCAAGAATTCAATCTGCTGCTTTGGCGACATACGCAGCTGAAGAAATTAAAACAGCGGCTAGAGGTCGAACAAAATCAAGCAAGGTTGCGCAAAGAGTTGCGGATGGCGTTAGCATTTCAAAGTCCAGCAAAATCGGTGAATTCAAATATGGTTTCGCAAGACAGAAATTTTCAGGTGGTGCTACTACACAAAGCCTATGGGGTGGCGTTGAGTTTGGTTCAAATAAATTCAAACAGTTCCCTAGTTATTCAGGAAGGCAAGGTCGTGGATCTCGCGGATGGTTCATTTATCCAACCCTTCGCAGAATTCAGCCTGAATTGATTAACAAGTGGGAAGAAGCATACAACCGCATTTTGGATAAGTGGGCATAAGTGGCAAGAGATACCAGAACCCTATCGCTTAAGATCCTTGCGGATATTGATGATCTTAAGAATAAATTAAATCAAGCTGATAATGCCGTTGAAACTAACAGCGAAAAGATTTCAGCATTTGGAAAAAAGGCTGCTGCTGCATTTGCGGTCGCTGCTGCTGCTGCCGTTGCCTATGGCACTAAATTAGCCATTGATGGGGTCAAGGCTGCAATA